CTCATAATTACTGATTGATTTGATTGCTGTTGTGTCAGGTGTAATCACACCAGTGTCAGAGAACAGAACAAACTGCTGGTTATCAGTAAAGAGTACCAAACCTTGTGGCACAGGTAGCACAAAGTTAAGCACTGCAGGACGAAGAGCTGAACAACTCAAGTCAATTGGGTCGTTGGCAGCTACAGTCAGTGCAGAGCTAAAGAAGAAGTTAAAGAACTCACCAGCTTTACTCAGGATTACATTATCTTCACTGAGGAAGCCAAGCCTATTGTTGTAGAAGAAGAGTTCATTAATCTTATTATTTACAAAGCTAGGCAGACTGTTGGACTCATCATCACCTACCAATCGTTGTTCCCATGCACTCCTCAGTGAGGTTGGAGAGTCTGCCTCAATCGGTCGGAAGGTAAACGCATTGGTACCTGTGTTAACTAGCTCATGAGGCATAGTCCTAGGATTGAGATGAATAGGAATGTTTGGCTTTACAAATTCTTCCCAATAACCATCACCAGACACACCATCCTCAGCAATAAATCGGACATAATAAGTGTCTTGATTAGATGCTGTGTTCTGGATAGTAACACGACGGTTATGAATACTTTGAGATGGCAGGTCAGAAATGTTATTTACTGAGTCAGTGAATGCTTCAATAGAGTCACCACTGATACCACCTTTAGCGGTGATAGAGAAGTTATCAGGTGTGCTTCCAGGTGCAAGCTGAACTTCAATACTAGATTCTAGAATACTGAATGTAAACGGAAGACCTGTAAGAACCGTACTCAGACCGTCCTGTGCTGGATAAGTACCGTGAGCACCACCAGCACCAGTAGGGTTAGCAGGGTTACCATTAACAATCCAACCAAGAACATCTTTTACGTTAAGGATTTCTTCAAAGTCGTTATCACCAAGTTGAGTGTTTTCACCATTACGAGTGGTAATATTAACAGTGTAGTCAACGCTATTATAAGTAACAACTACTGTATAAGTTGCACCATACTCAACACTAGTCAAACGAATAGTACCTTGCTGACCCTCAACGTAACCATAGTTCCTATACTCAGGACCAAAGGTTGGTGATGGAAACTGTACCAATTCAGCAGCTGCACTATCAAGCATCTCTACAGTCTTTGTCTTGTTGACAATAAAGGTAGAGTCTTGAACAGTAAGTACTTGGATATTATCCCGACTGGAAGCACCACCTACAGTCAAGTAATCATAAGGATTATATGCAGGGATGAAGGAATCTGTGCTAACAGTTGCCTCATCACCAGACACAGTATTCCAAATCCTAATACCTGTAGTTGTTACACAACCAAGATACTGCTCATCAGGATCACGGTTGATATAGAACCAACGACCATTGTCAAATTCTGTAGAACCTACACCAGCCAGTTCAGCGATAAATTTAGTACCTGGTCTTTTAGTAAGACCAAAGGTTGGGTCAATATAACCATTGATACAATCGACTACCTGTCCTGGTAGTTTCTTATCATCAGCTTGCTTAGATACACCACCAAGGAAGCTCTCTACTGTTTGTGTAATACTTGCCATCAGCGATAAAGTGCTCGGTACGGTTTGTAGCTGACATAATAGTTCTTACCTTGTGGTGAACCAAAGTAAGTAAAGTCACCTTGATTGCACTCATATTCAAGTGCCATTGCTCGGGTGTAAGCTTCACGTTGTTGTAGCATCTGGTACTGCGTCTTATCTCCAACAGTCCGTTGACTAAAGATAGTAGCACTACGAGCTACAATATAATCACGAATAGGAATAGGAAGGTCTTCCCAATTATACAGCTTTTTGATGTCACAGTAGATTGGGTCAGTAAAAGTGAATGTTTGTTTCACACGATCGTACAACTTACCTTCACGTCTGACTACATCAATATCTCGATTGGTGCTGTAAAGAGAGCTATCACTTTCGTTTACATCAATCTGTAGGTAGTTATCAGGGATGAGGATTTGACCATTAACTGGTGTTACCTTTACATTATAATCAACATTAAAAGTCCATCCTTCAGCCTGCACTTCTCTTGAAGTTTGATTCAAGGTATTCAGTACAATCGCAACGTCCGGGTTGGAAACTTCAGTAACCTCTGTACCATCTTCAAAGGTAAGAGTTTGAGTCTCAATCGTAGTGACAGGCGCCTGACCTACTGACGCCAGAATTTCATTAACAGCTTGTAGCTCTAGAAGAGCGTTAGTAGTAGTCATATTAGCGAAGGAAATATGGATAAAAAAAGGGAGAGCCGAGAAGCCCTCCCAGTAAAAGTTAATCAGGTGCGAGTGATGGCAGGAGCATCAGCCTCGACAACCGGATAAGCAAAGCGATGATTCTGAGTTTCAGAATAAACATCAGACGCAACACCAGCAGCAGTTTGTACCACGGACTGACGAACAGCGTGGGTACCACTTACGGTCAGGTTGCTAGTCGAATACTTACCAGAAAAGGTACGAGTCGCAGGATCATATGAACCGGCGACACCGTTATTACCAGCAGCAGAAGTAGAGTTAGCCATAATTTAATCAGACAGCATAAGGAAGTTTACCGTCAGCATCGGCAGAAGTAAGGACATACTTAGTCTCTACACCACCAGTCACTGAACGACCCACTTCCACGGGACGAAAAGGATTGAAAGTCTCGGAAGTAATACCACCGAAACTAGTCTCTTGAATAATAACAGAAGTACCAGCAGCAACAGTCATTGGTATCCTCCGTTATCAACCAGCCAGCAGCTCAATAGCAGCGGCAGGGTTTACCCAGTCAGCACCCATAGCCATGCGACCAACGATGATGTCACCCTGATACATGGTCTTCACGTCAGAACCAGTGGTTTGGATCTGAGGACCAATAGCTTCCACAACACCAGCAGCTTCCTTACCATAGATAAGACCAGCGTGATTAGCGAAGTTACCAGAGTAATCGTTGTTCTCACCTGCGACAGCATCCACAGTACCAGCCAGGAAAGGCAGGTTGTTGGAACGCATAATCTTGATACCAGCAATCTCATAGAGACCTTCACCAGATTGAACACTACCAGCATTGTTACCGTAGTCACGGTTCAGAATGTTGGTGTCAACCTGAGAGATCAGAGCGTAGTATTGACGTGGGCTGAGGACAGCTTGACGACCCGTCTTGGGCACGTTCTTTTCGTCCATGATGGAGGCAGCTTCAAAGAAGGCATCCACCAGTGCTTGGGCATTGTACTCGTTACCAGAGCCAAGTTGGATCTGACTACCACCAGGCTCAGGACCAGGAGATTGAGTAATAGGATGAGCTTGACGTGCAGCCTTAGCGATCACACGGAAGATCTTTTTGTCGTAAGCTTCAGCCAGAGCATGACCGATCTTAGCAGAGATTTCCGAACGCAGGCTGTAGTGAGCCAGGGTCTCATCAAGGTCATAGACGAAGGCGCTGGAGATCAGCAGGTCGTCCATGACGATGGTCTTCTCAGCCACCGGCGGATCGCCAGAACCGAGAATGGGTTGACCAGGCGTATGGTAAGAAGCTTCCATACGTCCAGTGTAGATAAACTGAGCCGAGCGACCATTACGCAGGCTACGATTCATCACAGTGCCTTTGGCAATCGTGGCACTTTCATATGCCTTAATCATCTCGCCGGTAAACAGCTTGAGATAAGTACCATACTTAGTATTATAGTTATTAGCCCGCCCGTCAACGTAAGTAGTTGAGCCAAGCGGAATACCACCAGTGCTGTTAATAGCACCAATAGAGGTAACAGTAGTTGCAGCCATTTTAAATAAATAGAAAAAAGAGAAGTTATGTGAGTTTCTCTTTAAGCGCTTAAAGATATTAAGTTTTTATTTCTTCGGTAAATTCTTACGCTCACCGAACGCGTTCGGTATGAGGTGCCCGCCGTAGCAGATTCATACCAATGGGTAAGGGAGGGTTTGCACCTCCCAATGCCGCTTTAACGGACTACCGTTTTGTTGTACTTAACACCACGATAGGTGTAGGTAACTTGAATAGACATAGTTCGTACCGATAAGCTCATGCGCGTTCCAGCCTTGAGCAACCCGTCCCACACGTGGGATGAACGTACGAAATATT